TTCTCAAGCATACGGTGCGCAGCGTCCTGAGTTTTTTTCAGCAGCACCTTGGAGTATTCGGCCATGTCGAGGCGCTTGAGCGCGTTCGCCATCAGTTCTTCGTCGAGGCTTTCGATTAAGGTGTCAACTGTGGCCCATGCCTCCTTGGCAATCTTGGCCGCCTCCTTCTCCTTCTCCGCACGTTTCTTGGCCGACTCCCCGGCTTCCTCATGCGCTACAGCGGTTCGCCTGCCCTGCTTTACTTCCTCATCGCCCCAGAACTTTAAGGTTTTAAGCCAGTCTTGCGCATCAGTCTGAAGCGACTTGAAATGCTCTGCGGCTTCGGCGTCTCCGCTGTCGATCATCTCGCCCATTACCACGATGGCGCGACCTGCCAATATAGCAGCAGAAACGACCTGCCCTAATGCACCAGCTATTTTCCCGACAATGTTCCCAAGAGCCTCCCACGGGATTTGTTCTATTGCCCGTCCGATCTCGACTAGTGCGTGCGCGAGTCCTTCGCTGTTTTGAATACCGAGTCCAAACTCCTTGAACGAATCACCGATAACGACGCCGATATACTTGAACGCCTCAGCGGTTCCCATGCCAAGCTCGGGAAGGCGCTTCATCTGTTTTTCAATTGAGGCAAAGACCTGTGAGAACTGCTCAGCCTTTGAAGCGGTTGCGTCAAACTCAACACCGAAAGGCTTGAGCGCCTTTGACTTTAATCCGGCAATGCCCTTTGTCAGCGATTCGATAGATGGCGCCAGCTCTTCGGAGTTCGTCTCGGCCCACATCGCAGCGTATTTTGCGATTTTTGGAAACTGCTCATTGAAGTCTGGAATATTTCTAAGCAGTCCCACGTTCGCGGCTTTGAGCAAGTCAGTAGCTTCGACAAGCCCGAGCGTTCCTTCCTTTGCCTTTTGTAACGAAGCGGCTGAACCGCCAAGGCTCTCGAATCCACTGCGCAGGTCAGACAGTTCATCTCCGGCCTCAGCAAGCTTCTGTAGCGCCTTGCCGACTGCCGCAATGCCGCCCACGACTAAACCAAACTTTGCCGCCTTGCCGAGTTTGTTAAACTTGTCGGCGATTGAGAATGTGGATTTTTCGGCTTTCTTTTCAAACGACGAAAGCGACTTTGTTGCCGCTTCAAGTTTCTGTGTAAGCTGCTTGATATCTCCGCGCAGCGTAACCCAGATCATTTGCTCGTTAGTCGCCATAAAACTTTTTGAATCTCTCGTAGTTTTTTCTCAGGCGTTCGGCCTGCTGTTCTGCATCGGACTTGCGCTTGAGTGACGGAAAGAAGTCTCCCGGCTCAACAGGTTCTTCTCCCTTCTTGGTTCCGAACACATTAGAGATAATGGCAGCAATTGTGCCGAAGCGGTAGTCCGCTTGACGCTCGGCATCTGTGTGCCGAATTGATAAGGCTTGAAACTGTTGCGGTGTGCTGTCCCAGAAGTCCGAAGGCGAGAGCTTTAGGTCGTAAACTCCATACGAGTAAAGCTCAAGCCAACTTAAATCTTTCAGTCTTTTTTTTCTGACGCCCCCGCCTCTTGAGTTTCGGCAGGTGCTTCTTCGTCGCCGTGCTGAAAGAGCGAGCCGAGCAGGTTGCCCAGCTTCTCGAAGTCTTTCATGGTCAGGCCATCGGCAACTTCCTCAACAGTGGTGCCGGGAATATTCAGCGCGGCCCAAGCGAGCGTGGCAAGCTCAAGCGGTCCAACCTTTGCCCATACACTGCCGTCGAACGGGTTGCGTCCCGTTTCTTTCTGGAAGCGCACGAGAGTGCCAAAGGTGCATTTGACCTGATAAATCTTATCTTTGTAAGCGAGGTCGATTCCGGGGTGAGCTACTTCAGGGTTTTTCATGGGTCTGTTTCCTAATAAAAAACCGGGCGCTCATAACGCCCGGCACATCAGTCGATTAAGGAGAATGAAACGAACAAGACATATCTGTTACAACTGCGTCCATGTTGGCGTGCTTGTCACCTTGATTCGCAGTGAGGCGCTGAGAGCTTCCTCGATGCTGGCACTAAAGCCGAAGCCGACTAAGTAACCAGCAAAGGCAAGATAGCTTCCGTTGGCATCAGTAAACACGAGCTGGAAGTTGCGTCGCGTTCTGGCTTCCATGTCGGTCTTGAGCGCCTTGTGCGCAACAGAGCCGCCCAGCAGGTTAATGTCGAAACTGACTTCTCCCGGATCAATGAGAGAGGGCAGAAATTCGCGGGTGTTATTTGGTGACTGCATATTCGTCACGTCGATGATGCCCATGCCAAGCTCAGGCCCGGACACGGATTTGACTTCCGCAATTTCGGTGAACACTTCAGTGCCGTCTGTGCCGCCAGCGGTCGGGGTGATGGTTCGAGCAGCACAAAGGCCCGTACCGTCGCCGACTGCGTTGTAGTCAGCGTCCCAATAGGTGTCGAATTCTGTCTGCTGGTAGAGCCAAGCGCAGACCATTGCAACTGTGGCAGTTGTGGGAACGGTAATCGCAATCGTGTTGGCATCAAGAGTTGTCTTGACAAACACACCGCCAGACGAAACAACGGTGATGTTCTTTCCGTTGCCTGCTACGCCAGCGGTTTTGCGTTTGATGCGAATGGAGGTATTAGCGGAACCCCATGTTACAAAAGCTTTGACGCCAGCGCCTACACCACCGTCGCCAATCTTGAGTTTTACTCCGAATCCCTGTGTTGCGCTTGAAACCATAATTTGTCACTCCCGATAAGTAAATTCAAAAACTAGCGTGTAACGGTAAATCCAAACATCATCAGCAAGCTCGTCAACCGCCCCGCCATCATCCTGACAGAAGCAGGATTGTATGTCGATACCCGAAAGTGTGCCGCGAAACCCGCTGAACAAAGCCAGTACAGAATTGCGCAGCGTGACGGCATCCGAGGACTCTGTTCCGTAGCAGTCGATAGTCATTTTGGCCGCCGCCAGTGTCGGGGTGGAAAGCGAATAGGTCCTGCTGGTGGAGTCGCGCCCGAAGATTATGCAAGGAAAAGCCACGTTGTCCGGGGCTTTCATGAGGTATGCGCGCGCAGAGATAAGCGGGGAAATGGCTGCGTCAGCTATTAGGGCGTTCCGGATTGCTGTTTCAAGATCAAGCGTTGCCATTTGCTGCCTGTGCCTTCATGTTCTTTTTGACGATGCTGCGGACCTTCTTAACCATGCTGGAAACAACTAAAGCTCTACGCTGATCTAAGGCGTAGCGCAAGAACCCGAGTTGCGGGCTTGGTCGTGGAGCAACCCAAACGGAGCCGCGCCCTTCTCGGATGCGGTTGCCGCGCTTCTTGAACACACTGCCCCGCTTGCCACTTTGCGGCCCGACCACATGACGAAAGCCATGCTCGACCCAGCGGGCATAATAGGCATCGCCCTTTTTGTTTTTGCCGCCCACCTTGATCTGAGAGCTTACACCGCCCACTCTCGTGAGCAGTTTCGTCGATACGCGAACGGAGCGTTGGAGAGTCCCTGTCCAGAATGGAGCCTGTGAACGAGCGAGCTTGGCAACCTTTGAAGCTTCGGATTTAATTGTTTGGGTGACGGCCTTTGTGTAGAGTTCTTCTGGTAGCTTCTCAAGAAAGCGAATCAGCTCGTCCGCGCCCATTACGTTTTTCGTTCTTGTCATAGCAGTCTTATCTGAGCTGCAATCTCTGCGAACACCTGTTCAATTGTCTTTGCTGTGCCTGAGAGGTCAAGCCCCTGCACACCTTCGTAATAAATATAATCGTACTCGTTCAGGTCGGTCGCTCCGATGTTGAAAGCCAGCACAGCTTTAACTTTCATCCTGTTGACCACCACTGAAACATCGCTCTGCTCTGAAACGACCCCGTCGAGTGAAACTGCGCTTTCGCAAAGCAGCATAATTTCCCTGCGGTCTGGTGAAGTTTCCATGCTGAGAATTGCCCAGTTCTGTCCCTCGATAAGCAGTCGATAGTTTGGCTTGATTGACTGGTAGCGGATTCTAATGCGGCACTGCATTACGTCCTGCTTGCCTGCCTCATCGTCCTGTGTTGAGGGAACGGGGTTCATCTCGCAGCGGGCTGTGCCGTGTGAATACCACTGTTTCGAGATTGAACCGTCGGACGCGACAACTTCGTTCGGCTCAAGAAACTCAACGAGGTGATTGAGACTGCCGGAGCGCATTGGTGTTACCTAAATTCCTGAAATATTTTGAAAGGGAAAAGGCGTGTCGAGCTGTTATTTTTCAGCTCCATCTGCGAGATGATTGTCCCGGTTGCCGTGGAAATATCTTCTCGGTTCTCGTAGCAGTCGCCAGTGATCATGATAATGGCTTGCTTGATTTCGTCCGGCACGCTGGCTGCTGCACCGAAGCCGCAGACAAAGCGAATCACTATGGGGTTCACCTCTGAGAGAGTCCCGGACGGCCACGAGGCTGTGCGCTTCAGGCGAACAATGCCCGGCTCTGAAAGCGGGTCCACGGCGTAGTCGCCTGCTGGCATAGTGTACTGAACAGCATCGTCGAGGGTGTACTTGATGGACGTAATCGAGACAAGCGGGGGAAGCGGAATTTCAATGTCTCGTGAGTCCGGCCACGAGTCTAGATAATATTCCCAAGTCTGGGTAACAAAGCGCCTGTTGGTGAAAGTCTCGGAAATGTTGACAGCGGCCTTCAGCGCCCTTTCGACTAAGGTGTTCTGCGTTGCGTCATATACACTAAGCGCGTCTTTTATCTCGGCGACGCTTAAGGGATATTCCGTTGGTGCCGTGATTAGTTTGATTTTCATCGCTTGGTCTTGCGCTTCCTCATGTCAGTAGTCTCGAACTGCTTGACTGGTTCCTCGGTTGAGACTTCTGGCTCCGGGCTGGCCTGCACTGCTTCAACGGTCGGAGCGTCTAAGCACTCAGCATTGAATCCGCGGACAAGCTGCTGGCCCACGGTTGGCTCAACTTCAAGAATGTCGCCGGGAAACTTTACGCCGAACGGCGAAGCCCAAGTGGTTTTCATTTTGATTTTCATGCTTAAACCTCTTTTGCGATAATGGTTGCGGTTATAGATCCGGGGGTGTCTGCGACACTCGACTTGGCTTCAAGCCGATAATACGCATAGGACGCTGCAAACAAAGTGGAGTACTTGCCAACTGTGCCTGCGGCGCTAGTCAGTTCTGAGGACTCTGCCACGTTGTCCGAGAAGTCTGCTTTGTTCGCAGCACGCAAGAACCACTTCACTGCGTTGGTAGAAACCGGAACCGTGACGCAAATAACATCCCATCCCCGAGCGTCAACAAGCGAACCGGGAACAGCAGCGTACTCGTTTGTAGTGGTGTAGGCAGGGACTTCGGTTTGCTCGATTTGCACTTGGCGGTCGCCTGACATGACTGTGATGACTGGCATTGTTTAACTCCTTAAAGCCGACAAGCGTGGGCCTCGCCTGTCGCTGTTTGGTTTAGGCATCCTCGTCAACGTCAACTTCAACGCCGATGAACTGGATATCGGTCGAAGCGGCTGTCGTGGCTGTGAGCAAAACATAATAATGCCCATCAGAGGCAACCACTTCAGAGAGTCCAGTTTTTTCAGCTTTCACTGCTGTGTCTGCTGTAACCGAAACCTGAGTAATCGCGCCGATGGAAGATGCCACCGGATCAGCAGCAGCATTGGCCGTCTTGCGAAGGTCGGCATCTATTGTGACTGTGCCGCCCGCGCTCTCAACCTGTGCGCTGACTCTGAATCCAGTTATCTTGTCGCCAACATTCAGGCCGAAAAGAGGCACAACGAACTTCGCCGCAGTCTGTGAAGCGGCCACGGTTGCTACACCGTTGTTGTTTGCGACAACGAAACCAGCAGCGCCGCCAACATGGCCGACACTTACATTGATAAGCCTCGTGCGGCTGCGCTGAACTTTACCGCCCGGCTCAACCACAATTTTGTCCGGCCCGTCTGTGTGAACCTTGGACTGATAATCAT